CTACTGATATTTCAGGTATGTTAGCTGCCTGACACATATAAGACGTGTTAGGTATATTATGTACCTGAAACTTAAAACCATTAGGTCTCAAGTAATCTAACTCATTAGGATTTGCATTGCTCCATGTGTTAGCTGATACTGTAATGTCTTCTGTAAATGCCATCTATCTCCCTTGTCCCTTATATTTTTTATAAGATCTTTTTCTGTGTTTGTTCATTGTAGATGTATTAATTTTTACTTTTCTACCTCTACCACCTACACCTTGTGATGTTCCTTTTTTTACACCACTATGTTCTATTCTTCCTGTCCACGTTTTTGCCATAATATACTCCTTTTTTTAAAAACCTACTGACTCTCCACAACCACATGAGTTCTGTTGCATTGGATTCCAAAATGTAAATTGTTCATTTAACCCTTCTACTTCCCAGCCAATTACAATACCATCTAGGTACATCTCTGACATAGGGCAAACCCACATTTTAAATTTGCCAAAGTCTAACTCTATATCTTGTTCTGACTTTGGACCATCAGCATAATTGAAATCATACTTAAAACCGGAACAGCCACCACCCAATAATGCAATACGGATTCCTGCAGAGCCTCTAGACTCAACACGCTTAATTGCTTGTGTAAGAGCTTCGTCTGTCCAATCTATATTCATTCAGGTCCTTTGTTATGGTTTCTATGTGATTTCTTTTCGTCCCAATCTTTTAGGGCTCTTTTAATACTGTCTTCTGCTAATACAGAACAATGTAACTTAATAGGTGGTAATTCTAAAGCTGCTGCAATGTCTTTGTCTTTAATTTCTAAAGCTTGTGTCATTGTAATTCCCTTTAACATTTCCACGAACAATGTTGAACTAGCTATAGCTGAACCACATCCGTAAGTTTTAAATTTAACATCTTCTATAACATCAGTATCAGGATTTACTTTTAAATCTAATTTCATAACATCTCCACATGCTGGTGCTCCCGTCATTCCGGTTGCTACATTTGGATCGTTAGGATCAAAGCGTCCTACGCCATGATCTTTTGGGTTATTTAAAACATCATTAAATCTTTCTACTACTTGTTTGCTGTATGCCATATATACTCCTGGTCTTATAGTGTATTTATAATACTTTCTATCTAACCAGAAGTAAAGAAGGTTAAATACCTTTTGTATAAATAATAATGTCCACAACGGACACGACACACACACAGGAGAATAAAATGTCAGAAAATAAATCAGGCTTTGAAATAAGAGCCAACTTACTAAGCCAAGCTCAAGGCATAATAGAGCAAAATCGTAATCTTAGAATCGACGCATATCACAATGCTGTTCATAGAGCACAAGATCAAAAGGATATTCCTTATCCTGAATTCCCAATAGTAAAACATATAACTGCTGAAGAAGTTATTGAAGTTGCTACCAAACTAAACGAATTCGTTACACAGAAATAATCGTTCAGATAAAAAAAAGGGAGCATAAGCTCCCTTCTTCCGTTTGACCAAATGTAAAAGATTACATTAAGTTTGTAACTTTAACTGATCTGTAGTAGTGGTTACGGTCTGCAGTAAATGTGTCTGCATCTGTACTTCCGTCAGCCTTTAATACGAATGGGTTAGCAATCATGCCATACCTAGTTTTGAAACCAATCTTAGGTTGGAATGTGCTAGGGTCAATAGCCCTAACCATTTGTAGTGGGACATACGGACAGTAGAAAAGACCTGCGTCATAAGGGCTTGTGCCTTTATAACCACAAACATAGAACTGGCTAGCAGCTCCTGTGTTTGCTGAATAAGGGTCAATATATACTTTATATCTACCGTTTAACACACCAGCAAATGTATTACCTGTGTCATCAACATTTAAATTAGTTGATAAAGCTGGAGCGTAATCTAAAACGCCAGCCATTGATAAAGCACTAGCAACATCTGATGAACAGATGATGAAGTTACCTTTACCACGCCTAGTGTCTTGTGCAATTACGTTTGCGTCGCGTTCGATATTGAATAAAAGACCTTTAAATCTTTCTACTGACCACCTACCGTTACTGTCAACATCTAAGTCGAAAGTTCCAGCAGTAGCAGTTGAGGCAGCGCCTGTTTTTGCTACTTTGTAGATAGTTCTAATAACCTCACGGTTAATTTCTGCAAGTATTTCCTGTGAAAGGATATTACTTAGCTCGGATTCAGCATCCAAACCATGAACAGCTTTCAAATCTTGTGCAAGTTCAACAGTATATTCTGCTTTAAGTGCTCTTGATTTGGCTGTTACAGTAGTTTTCTCTATTGAGAAAGCCATTTGGTTTAGAGTAGTTGAGTCTCCGAAGCCTTCTGCAGTGCTTGTAGATACACCAGTTCCTGTAGTGTAAGTACCATCAACTGGATTAGCTCCAGCATGTGTACCTGCACCTGCGAAATCTGTGTCTGCTTCGTTGAATAAAGCTTCTGTACCAGTTTGATTGGTATAGTGTGACTTCATTGCGAAGATAAGACCAGTTGGTCCAGACATAGGTTGTACGCCACAAACATCATACGCCATAAGGTTAGGCAATGCACGTCTTACTAACGATATTAATATCGGATCGTAATTGTCAACGCCAGAGCCTGTTTGGTTCGCATGTGTAGCCTCGAAAAGAGCTTCCTTTTCCTCACGGAGGGCTTTCTCTTGGTTTTCGAGGATAACAGTGGTTACCGCACGCTTGTATGGATCTTTGATCTCAGCGAGATCAGGATGCTCAAGTACTGGGTTCCACTTTTTCTGTAGTTCTTCTGAAAGATACATCAGTTTCTCCTTGTTTTAACGTTTGTTATGTTTTATAACCTAATTATTTATAAAAAAATTAATTTATACCTTAGAAAACTTAGCTGCTTGAGAAATACCTTCGACGTATTTTCCCATTACAGTATTGTCTGCTACGGCACCCTGATCAACGCTATCTTCTAGCTTATCACTACCATCAGCTATTGCCTTTGGAAAGTAATTTTCTTTAATAACGTTCAGTTTCTGAGTGTACATCTCTTTGGAGTCGTAAGATACGCCTTCAATTAGTGATGCAAACTTTTCCACTTCAGTTTCAGCTAGATCGCCAACCACGGTTTGGAAAACTTTTTCCTTCTGCAATTGTTCTTTTTCTTCGCTGATTGAAACAGCCTTGTTAACTTCCTCGTTTAACTTGGACTTTAACTCAGTTATTTCATCTTGCTGAGATTTTAACACATCGAATTTTTCTTCAGGAACATCGATGTAATGATTAGAAAAAGTTTCTCTAAGATCTTTAATAAAGCTCTCAGTGATTTCATTTCTAATGCCGTTCTCAACAGCAAGCTCATTTTCTTTCATCCACTGTTCAGTCACGTAGGACAGATACTTGTCTATGTTTTCTATGAGTTGTTCCTTCGCCTTTTCAAACTCAACATTAGCTGATTCAACAAGTTCATTCTCGATATTTTCTATCTCTGAATTAACTCTTGAAACTACTATTGCCTCGAATAAACCGGCTGCTTTAGTTTTGAATTCTTCGCTTAGATGCTCTTCGTCGGCAAATAAGTTAGCAATGTCTTCTTCAAAGAGAGTTTCTGCTTCAGTTTCCTCTGAATCTTCTTCAGTTTCTTCTGCAACTACTTCCTCTTCTTCAGAAGCTTCTTCTTCATCGCCACCTTCTTCCTCTTCGTCGTCGTCACCTTCAACGTCGTCGGTTTCTTCTACCTCTTCTTCAGCAACTACTTCTTGTTCTTCAGTTTCTTCAACTTCTGAATCAAGAACTTCTTGGTCTTCTTCGGCTTCGACTACATCGTCTTCACCAATTGGACCTCTGTTACCTTGTGAGCTAGATTGACCTACAACACTTTTAGGGTCTTCCGCATCTGAGAAATTAGGAGCTTTACCAGCCCCTGCGCCTTCTAGGCCAGGTGCTTTAGAAGCATTGTTTGATGCTGCTTTTCCAACAGGGCTTGTTAATCCACCTTCTGGGTTGCTAGACCCGCTTAGGTCTTGCTGTTCAGGATTGGGATTAGATGAACCTTGTAATGGAGGGGTAGCATCGCCAACTTTTTTGTCTAACGGACGGTGTGCGTCCGATGAAGACGTAGGCAAATTAGCAGTGGATGAACTACCTTGTTTAGGTGGTTGCTGGTCTCCTGCGATTTGCTCATCTAGCACTTCTACAGACTCGTCGTTTAACTTGCCTTCTAGAAGTTCTCTGATTTTGGATTCTACTCCCATGTCTTACTCCTTTTTTTAAGTCGGATTAAATATTATTATATAATCTAATAAACTATTTATATTTATATAGTTTTTGGTTTAGAATTTGGATAATTTGTCTAGAAAATTGCTAAAAACAGCTAATTTCTGCTCTTCTAGCTCTGATCCAGACGCCTGTCTAATAGTATCCTGTGCTATTTCAACGTCTTGTTCAGTCCATCTCCCGTTAACAAAAACCCACTCCTTGTTTTCCATGATGCCTTGTACAAAAGCATCAGGAGCACTTGGATCTGCAACAATATCTGCTGCAGTGGCTAGCATAAAATCACCTTGTACTTCATTTATGCCGTTTCTCTCTTTGAGTGAGCCCAGTCCTCTAGAGCTTACGCCTAGCTGAGCACCTTCGCTGATGAGTTCTTTAACAATACGGCCCATTGGTGTATCCATTATTTTGGCTTTACCAATCCAGTTATTACCGTCTTCCTTAAGAGATACTATCATATGAGAAACTCTATCTAAATTAACTGTTGGTCCTTCAGGATGTCCTAATTCACCATAAGCTCTTTTAGTTTTAACGTTCTCGTTGACATAACGCTGCACTTCTCGCTGCATTATTTCTCTAGGGTAGACTCTACCGTTCTTGTTTTTTAAATCTGATTGTAAAAAGACACCTTCAATAAACACATTAGGTTTACTTTTATCTTTTGTCTCTTCTGTGAGGTAATTTATTTCCTCATTAAATTCTTTAATTAGTTTCATTGTCCTCTCCTTAACCTAAGTCGCCATCTGCGCCTTGGTGTTGTTGTGAACCGTATCCAGAAACTTTAGCACAATCTACTAAAACAGTTCCGCCGGCTCCCCCTGCGATAACTACTTCTATATTAGATGTGTTTTCTGAATTGTCGGCAAACCCGTACATGTCTAGTGAACCTGACTCCATAAGTTCGTATAATACGACGGAGTTCCTTTGAATTTTAGCACTAGCACCGCTGGATAATGTCCAATGTAGTCCTTTTATGTTTACTGCTGGGGAGCTTTGCGTTTCGGTTGACTTCTTTAGCGTTGTAGCTAGAGTAATTGTTCCTGTCGCTGCAGTCCCCCTAACACTAACCACACCCTGGACTTGGGTTAGTTTTAAGTTATTTACTGTGACTGCCATTTAATTTTCCTTTATTTTGGTAAGTTATATTTTTGTTTGCTTTTATGATTCATATGAGCGTTCTCTTCAAGAACTTCTACTTCAGGATCATTCACATCAACTGTTTCTATACCGTGTTCAAACATTACTTTATACCATGAAACGCGTCCAAATTCATCTGGAGCTGCATGTTCGCCTAAAAGAGTTAAACCCTCTCCCCAACCTTCTTTAAAGATCTTGCTAGCGCACATGTGTTTATCGCCTTCTAATGAACCTTTGGCAACACCGTCAACAGATGCTTCGGTAATTACACCTGTTCTAAAATCGTTATACGTTTTCATTTGTTTCCTTTTCTTTATCTACAGGCAACCCTGTTTCTAAATTAACATCAACCGGTTCTGGTATCTCTCCTACCGGTTCCTCTGTAGGGGTTAGCCCCATCTTATCAAACTCTTCGGGGCTTGCACCATCAGGATTTAAACTTTGTCTAAATATATCCTGTGCCTTTTCCACTCTAGCTTGATCCAACGAATCATTAACTCTTTGGCTCATTAAGTCATTAAAGTTATTTTTAACATCATCGCCATTTTGTGCTATCATGTTATCTAACATATCTTTAATTTCCACTTCAGTTTTTTGTTCTTCTGTCATACTATTTATGCTCCATTATC